AATCGGATGGGGGCTTAGCCGCCCCACGCGGGTTCGAATCCCGCCCTCTCCGCCAATTCAATGAGTTACGACCCGTCATCCTGGCGGGTTTCCACCGCAAAAACGCGATTGTGCTGAAATTGTGCTTTTTTCGCGCAACGCGGCCTCAATCGCCGCGCCGATCCCGCCGCATTCAGCGGACAACCAATCCAGCCTATCCACCGCATCAGGCGGAAGCCAGACCGAAATCCGCCGCCAGCCTGCCGCTTTTCGTTCGCGTTCCTGCCGCCGCGTCGCCGCGAGGCGGGCGGCGCGGGATTCTGGGGTGTTGGAGTTAGGCATCGTTACGATTCACGTCTAGCATCAACAGCCCGTGCCGCTTCTGCTTTAACGGCCCTTATAGCCTCATCCATGAAAATCGAGTTATTGCTTAAAGACACCAGATATTTAGACGCGCTAAGCGCGCGCCCTGTTGGCTTGCCAGAATCATCTCTGTTTTCCGCATAAGTCTCCAGTGCGGATTTTATCATCCAGATGATGTCGTCATCGATTGGAGCATTATCGATAACGAAAGGATCATAGAAGGAATGATCCCCTTCACCACCGTCCAAAAAATCTAAAAATTTGTTCACGTTCATCTTAGTTCCCCTTCGTTAGGTCCGGCCCCATGCCTTACCTTGATTTCTATTATACTCGCGTATAATAGAAATGAAATAGGGTAGCGAAAATATTTTCAGAGATTTTTTCGTATCGGAATCACCTCGCCGCCATCGGGCGCAACGATCGGCAAAAGCTCCATCGCCTCCCGCAGGTTTTCGACGTTCAAGTGCGAGTAGCGCTCGACCATCGCCATGGTTGACCATCCACCAATCTGCCGCAGGCGCTGTGGATCGACGCCAGCCTGAGCGAGCCACGAGATTGCGGTATGCCGCAGGTCGTGGAAGCGGAAACCTTCCAGCCCTGCCCAACGACACGCGCCCTGCCAGGTCCGGTGATCGATCCACTGGTACGGCCGTCCATCCACCGTAAACACATACTCTGGATGCTTACCCCGGCACTCGATCAGCACGTCCAGGGCAGGACCGTTCAGCGGCAGCCCGATGGTTTTCTTGCCCTTGGCGTCCTCGGCGGATACCCACAGTTGCCGGTTTTGCAGGTCAACGTGATCCCAGCGCAGGTCAAGAATGTTGGATTTTCGCAAGCCCGTGGCCAGGGCGAAGCGGATGACGGGCTGAAGATGAGCAGGGGAGGCGGCCACCAGTCGCGCTGCTTCCTCGCAGGTGATCCATCGGCCGGGTGTCGGCGGTTCTCGTTCCAGCCGGATTACCGGCGCCCGGTCGATCCATTCCCACTCACGTTCTGCTTTGCGCAGAATGGCCCGCACGGTGGCCCGGTATCGGTTGCGGGCGGCTGGGGTTTTGAGCTGCTGGTGTTTCGCGAGAATAGCGGTCAGTCGGTCGTGGGTGATGTCGCGTAGTTCGCTGCCACGCAGATCGGGATGCAGCAGCCGCAGACGCTGGCGGTCCCCTTCGATGTCCCGCTTGTGCCCGTTCTCGTCCAGCCATTTTAGGACTGCTTCATCCCATCGATGGCGCGCAAGCGCGGGGTTCCGCCGGATGGCGGCCTCGGCCCGGAGTTCGGTGAGCCGCTGGTCGTGCCACTCCTTCGCCGCGCGCTTCTCGGTTTTCCTGAAGCCAGTGCTTTCTCGCACCGTTCCGATACCTCGGACGGTGATTCGAGCCCACCAGATTTCGCCACGTAAGTAGAGCGCCATGTCGCTGTCTCCCGATCATCCCCACTGGCCAGCCAGTTTAACAGCGCGGCCCGACTGAATCGCCAGCCGCCCAGCCCGGACCGGCCGGGAAGATCGCCGGACATGGCCCGGCGTCGCACAGTGTCTGGGCTACAGCGCAGCAGGGCGGCCGCTTCGGCAAGGGTGAGGACTTCAGCAATCATGCCCAGCACATCCGCCGTCTTCTCGGCGATTATCGCAACCGCAAAATATCGTGTATCCCTTGGCAATCTCTTTGGCGAGGATACGGCGAACTTCCTTCGCTGAAAGCTCGTGACCATCGTCGTCAATCAGTAAGCCGGCAAGGTCCCGATTGCTATTCATCAAAGCCCATTCGATGTGAATGCCGACGTGCATCATTCTGCTCATGTCATTTTTCCTGCTGCTTGAACGCCTCTCACTGGCCTATGCTTAACACTTCGGCACATAGGCGTTCTCTTCCTCATGCTTATAGCCGTCTCGCATGCAGTCAATATTGAGGCCGGTGGCTACGCTTTAGCCATTCGTAGGGGATTTCCCGCAGCTCACCCCAAGCTACACTCTCACCGGTTGATCCTCATTGTGAGTATTCTTGACTTCTTGAATCATTCTTCCCAATTCTCTTTGAGCAAATTAGTTGCAAACGCAGCGATTTTTTGCCGAAGGTGATGTCCATTACCGCGAATGCGTTTTCCGCCGTCCTCGGCCTTGCGGTATTCGAGTTGCTCTATTAATCCCGCAGCCGCGTAAACTCGATTATTGATTACTGCGCTGGCGTCAGCCAGCGACATGGACTGTAATTCTTCATCCGAGTAATTTCTCATGGCATTGCCTCAGCTAGCATCGCGCGTTTCTCGGCTTCGAGCGCGTCAAGGTCGATTCCGAAGTATTCGGCCAGGAGTCGATCTTTCGCGGTTATGTCTGGAGTAAGCCAGTTTGAGTCGATGTTGCCATAGCTCGCCAGGAAGATCCCTTTTTCGCTATTAAGCCAGTCCAAGAAGTCGGCGATGGCTTGCGACAGGTCTTTCACCGCGTCCAGTTTTTCGTGCTGTGGATATGTGGATGGCTCCAACTCTGTTATTTGCTGCTCTTCAATACTGAAAATGCCGTCGATGACCGTTTCGATAAAATCATCCGATTCACGAGTTACGTTAATCTGAACTTGTTTCCCATTGTGCTCAAAAATACAAAATGACTCTGATTGAATTGCATGGTACCTAAGCCCACTCATTGATTTTTCTATTTCTTGAGCCAGTTTGTCAGCATCAATCTTTATTTTCATGTCGCTACCTCTAGGCTTTATTAAGCCGCTGTGCTCGTTTCAGGCTCTTCTATCTCTACCGGCCACTCAAAACCCGTAATCAGCGGGTACTTGTCTTTACCTTGCACCAAATTAATCGCGACGGGTTCTTTCAACTTGAATCCGCCATTAATCCAATCAAGAGCTTGATTGACTCCACCGGGCAGCATGAATTCGCTAGGCTGGCGATATATCCACCAATGACGCGCCTTGATCCAAGCATAGGAACCCATCGCATGATCCAGGCACACCCATTCGCTCGTCACGCGCGACAGTCCCGAAAAATAATCGACCCGCAAGGTAGGAATGCCCGATTTGCCGACATGGCGGGAATACACGACGCGAGTGACGGCATAACGCCTCACCACCCCCGACATCAAGTCCCGATCCGATAAAACGGGCAGGTCTTTTTCTTTTTCGGATTCGAAGACCAGGCCGCATTCCGGGCAGGATGAGGCCTGCAATCGCACCACGGCGCCACAACCCGGACACGCCTTGGTGGGTTCCTGCTTTTTCGGGCCGGGCCGTTTGAGCCGGATCGCATCGATGGGGCCATGGCGTTCGGCATTGCCGAAGAAGTCCAGCACCAAGCAGCCGCGCTGGCGCCCGCCTTCAATCGCTAGCTTGGCCTCGGTGGGCCGCGTGCCCCGGCCGCACATTTGCACCCACAACAACGGACTGACCGTCGCTCGCGTAATCAGCAAGTCGATTATGGGCGCGTCAAAGCCAGTGGTCAGCACCCCCACCGACACCAAGGCGGTCAGCCGGCCGGCGCGAGACTCGTCGACCAAATAGTCGCGCTCCGCGCTAGCCGTGTCGCCAGTGATGAGACCGGCGTTGATCTGGCGCGCTCGTAGCCCGGCTACCATAGCGCGGGCCGACGCCACGCCCGGACAGAAAACCAACCAGTGCCGGCGATCGTCGGCTTTGGCGATGGGAATTGCTTCGCTCAGGATCGCATCCACCACCGCATCACCCGCCATCAGCTCGTCAAGCTGATCTTCGTGGTAATCGCCTCGGTCGATCTTAATGCCAGAAATATCGACCTGGTATTTGCAGGGCAACGGCCACAGGGGAGCCAAATAGCCCTGCTGGATCAGCCAGGGCAAGCGGTCACTCAGATCGAACACGACATCGGTGAATAGCCGGTCATCGCCTTCAGTCAGCGGCAGATATCCGCCCGATAGGTCCCGCGTGGCGGGGACATAGCGGTAGGGCGTGGCGGTCAAGCCGATGACGCGCAGATCCGGATTGACGGTTTCCAGGTCGCGCAACAGACGGCGGTAGGTCCCGGATTCGTGCAGGGGAACGCGATGCGCCTCATCGATAACGACCAACTCGATAGGGCGGTCGAAATCCGAAAGCTGGCCCGCCTTGTTCCAGATGGATTGAATCCCGCAGAACAAAATCGATGCGTGCGTTTCTCGACCCTTGAGTCCGGCGCTGTACACACCAACCGGAGCGTCCGGCCAGATCCGCATCAGCTTTTCCAGGTTCTGCTTGATCAGCTCCTTGACGTGAGTCGCCATCATCATGCGCACGCCGGAGTATTCCGCCAGTACACGCCGGATCAGTTCGGCGATGACGAGACTCTTGCCGGTGCCGGTGGGCATAACGATCAAGGGGTGGCCATCGCCGCCCGCGACGAAGTACCTCAGCACGGACTGAACGGCATCGATTTGGTAGGGGCGGGGGGTCATGCCGCCGCCACTTCCGCTTGTTGTGATCGCTCGCAATACGCCTTGTCAATCTGTCCCACCAACTCGACCAGCCGATTCGTGCTGGACTCGTCAAGACGATCCTTCAGCATGACAAATGCCGATGCGATCCGACCCCAGTCCGATTCGGTAATCTCGCCGGCCAGTAGCTTGGCTTCGTCGATTTCCGACGCCACCGACAGTTCGCCCAGGACATCATGAGCGGGCAAGGCGTAACGCGCGAACAGCTCTTTACTCGGGCAACCTTCGCGACCGTTCGCGAAGGTGGCGCCATCCAAGCGCCTGAAGGTCAAGGCTCCCGTGGTCGGGTCGGCCTGGTGCGGTTTGGCCCAGTTGGCGAGCAGATCAGGATGAAAGGCGTGCGACTCGCACCCCTCGCGCTGGGCGTCCTCGCTGAGTGCGAGGTTGCGCAATTCGCATTGCCAAGGGGTGCCGTCCTGAGTGCGGGCCGTGGAGTGAGCACAGGTCCGACAATGGACACCAGGCTCGGAAATCCCTTGGCACAGCGCGCGAAAATCGCATTGCTGGCAAACGAAATGATCGGGCCGATCCGAGAGCTTGAGCGGCGGTCGCTCAGCCGCGATGATTTTCGTGGCCTTGGTCATCAGCGCGGCCGATCGCTCCTTGTCGTGCTCGGTACGGCAGCTCGCGATGGCGCGATTTCCCGGCGTGCAGACCGTGAGAAAGTGGCGCGTCGCCACTATCATGCGCATGTGGACTTGGGCCTGGGCGTAATACACCTCGTTCCATTCGGCCAGGGCTGCCTTCTCGCCGTGCTCGACCACCAGCCGGACCAGCTTGTTAAATTTCTTCTCGCTGACTTGCTTGTGACTCCAGACGTGCGGGGTTTTTGGCGCTTGCGGCAAGCCCTGGATGACGCCGTCCAGCGAACCCGCGAAATGCCCGCCCAGCGATTGAAAGCCAATCGGTTGCCCGGATTCATCATCCTCTGTCCAGAGCTGAACGCCCTCGATCGATCGCAGCCAGTCAGCCATGACCTGTTTGCCACGATGACTGTCCTGGATGGCGCGATAGGCCGTGACCGATAGGGGTCGGCGCACGGCCCAGCGGAAGGCGTACCAGATGGCGCGCGAACAAGGCCGGCCGATTTGGCTGGCGTCCAGGTGCGCGCGCGGCGCTTCCGCGTTGGCCGCGCGTTCGTGGAGTTGATCCAGCGCGGCCAGAAACTGATCGACCTGGATGGGAATGATGGCCATCAGTAGGGCACGTCGTCTTCGACGGTCTCCTGACGGACTTCTGGCGCGTCTTCCATCGTGTGCTTCGGCGGCTTACGCCAGGGGGGTGTCTTGCCGGCGGGCGGCGGGGCCGTCTTGTTGGTCGGTGGTGAGGTCTTGCCGGCTGGAGGGGCGGCTTGCGCGCGGGCGGCAGGCGGCGCGGACTGCGGACGAGCGGCCGGTGATGGGGACTGACTGTACGGCATCCATTTCTTGATGCGGTTGCCTTCGGGAAACTCGTCCTTGGGGGGCACGTAGGCCACATGCACGCGCAGGGGGATGTTATGGAGTTCCGCGCTGTCCTGAATGGCCATTTTCCCGACCGCTCGACAAATGGCGCTCAGCTCGCGCTGGGCAATGTCTTGTGCTTTCTGACTGGGGTGGCTCAGGTTCAGGTTGTGCCACAAATTTCGGCCCTTGCCTTGGCCCTCGATCACCTGGAAGGTGAGTGCCAGGTACTGCGATCCTTGTCTCGAATTCTTGAATTCGCTGTCGGTGATGACCACCGAGTAATCGCCGGTCGGTAAGGCCGTAAAATCGGCGGGTTCCACATTGCTTGCGTCAAATCCAAGATAAGCCATGGTCGGTTCTCTCTTATTAGGTCGGTTCTGTTGGGTAGTGATTACGGTCAGGCAGGATCAAAACGGGACGGGCATCGCGGCGTTGAATGCGGTCCAGGACAGGGGTAATTCAGCCGGTAAACTGAATCGATTGCCGGCCAAAAAAGCAGGCCGCGCTTCAAGATACATAAGACGCTCCCCAGACCCAACGCCTTTAATTTCTTTCTTGTTGAACGCGGCCTCTTCTTTACGGGTGAAGGTACGATAATTGATAAAAGCAATAATATCCGCCCATTCCTTAATCAGCTCTGTTGCGCGCTGATGTAGTTTCAGGGTGTACATGTCAAACGATTCACCAGTGGGATTCTTAAATTGCTTAATCTGCTCATGGGCAATCAAGATTACGGTGATATTGCGTTCGTTGCGAAGCGCATCAAGGCCATCCAGTAAAGTACGCCATTCCTCGGCGGCGGCGACATAGCCTTTCCCATAGCCTGGGGTTTCAATGTCTTGCCAGCTATTTTCATGACAAACATGGCTGTAAAGCAATGGTTCAAGCCAGTCGATGGAATCGAGAAAGACCGTGCGAAACTCATGCTCGTCACGTAGTAAAATATCGATTGCTTCATAAACTTCCGACAAAGACTGACAGAGTGGGAATGCCTTGGCGTCAACGTTATGGCAACCATCTTCAGTTAAAATACCCACTGGGTTAGGGGCTTGAGAGGCGATGGTTGTTTTGCCAATTTTCCCAGGACCATAAAAGCAAATCTTCGGTGCCACCACACGGCGAGTATCACCGATGGAAGCAAGATCAAAAGCCATGACGCTCCTCCTTATAAACATCCCAACGGGTTCTATGTCGCCCTTTAGCCATCATGTCATTTATATTGTCTTGCATTGACCCTAAAAACAAATGATTAGGATTAACGCAAGCAGGGTTATCGCAATGATGGCAAACGCAAGTCCCGTGATAGCCTTCTCCTGGAGGAATTTCACCAAAATGAATTCGCCAAGAATAGCGATGCGCTTTTTCCATTCCTCGATCAGCATGGATTATCCCATAACCCATACCATCTAAAGCATGCATCCATTTCCAACACCCTGTTATTGGGTCAATGCAATACATTCGATGAAATCGAATTTCGGCGGGAACAGCTTTTGTTTCACGATTAAATTTCGCAATGACCTCGCCGACATAACCGCATTGTCCGCATGATTTGATTTTTCCATGAGTCAAGGCGCTACCAGCAATTTCTTTGATTCGCCCACAATCGCATTGACAACGCCAAAGTCGCTCGCCTTTATTGTTGGTTCCAGCCTTTTCGAGCGCAATCAGTCGCGTAAAGCGCTGCCCTTGAATTTCTAGCATTTGCGGATTTTTCAAAATCATTGGGTCGCCGTATTTTCGTAACCGGCGATAATGCATGTGGCAAAGCCCTCTGGTAATAAGTGGCTTTCCACAATCGGCTATTGTGCAAATAGATTCAGCCATCAGTGTTGTTCTCCTCGAAAAAACTCCAGCGCATCATCGATTTTTTTGAGCATCTGCTGATGCTGTTTCGCCAGAAACGCGGCTACAGCCTCATCACGCTGCCTGGATTTCCAAGCCGCTAAGGCTTGATCGTCTGGCATCAAGAGCCTGTCGATCCGAGGCGACCATGGAACTGGAGCGCCTTGATCAGCGCCGGCCAGTGCTGTATTCAAAATGGCGTTCATGCTTATCTTCCGAACAGGATGAGGGCGCCAGCACCCAGTCCAACCAATGCCGAAAGAGCCAGCACGATGATTGCTTCGCGGCCATTCGGAAGGCGGGAGGGTGGAGAAGGAGGCTGCCGCAGCATCCGGCGCAGCTCCAGGTTGCGGTCGATCTGGGCCACGATCCGTTCGGCATTCTCCCGGTCGATCTGACGCCGGCGGAAATCGCCGATGATGAGCCTGCCGTCTTTCGTGGTGACCCGCGAGGCGGTGATGCAGGAATTTGGTGTTGCCATTGCCATGTTCGTCTCCTTTATCAATCCGACCGCGACCGCGACCGCGA